GTAATATACTAAAAAATCCCTCACTATAAAAGCAAGGGATTAAACTATTAACTATGATGAAAAACTAACTACTTTTGAAACGTTAGATGCTACAAATATAATTAAATATTTCAATTATCTTCTAATTAAAAGAATAAAAAACATTCCACAAAGTAAGCCTATAATAAATAAGAATGCATATACTTGCCAACCTCCCCTCTTATTAGTTTGTCTTGTTTTTACTCGCTCGTTTTTTGCTTCTGATTTTATTACCTTAATATCTTGCTTTGATTTTAAGCGTGTCTCCTGCCTTGTTTTAATAGGTTTGATGTACTTATACTTGAAATGTATTAAGGTGTCTCTAATCGTCTTAAAATAGGTATAGCGTACAGTGTCGTTAATTGTATATGGTATGCTATCTATGGTTTCAATTCTTAAAGTATCTATTACTGTCTTTTCTTGTATAATTTTAGGGTCTTTTTTAATCGCCCTTTTGAGATGGTAAGTGCTTGAGCAACTTGAAAGTAAAAATAGTAAGATAATTAACCTCATTTTTTGTATATGTTTTTATCCTGAATACCTATACTTTTAAGCCATTCTTCTACGTTGAAACTTGGACAGGCTTTAGATGCGAAATGGTAATGACCTGCTATTTTCCAATTTGGATGCAGAGTAGTATGTGCTTTAACATACATTTCTAAAGCTTCCTTTTGCTTATCTGTTCTTGTGTCTTTTGCTTTACCTTTTTTATCTGTTCCTCCTACGTAAACAATATGTCGAGATTTGGAGTTCATTCCTCTCGCTCCGTTTGTAACCTCCCAACTGTCAACTATATCATTATCGTTATATTCTACCAATGTTTCAATTTCGCCATCTAAATGGATTAACTCAGAATACCCAACCTGCGACCATCCTCTACCTCCTTTTGATTTAGGATTAGTATGCCATCTGTATATTTCGTCAGATGTTACCTCTCTGCCTTCAGGAGTAGCTGTACAATGAATTATAAGGTACTCTAATTTAGCCATTATTTCAAGTGCTTTTTGATGTCTTTCATTTTTAAGATTAATCCTGTAATCTTTTCAAGGAACGAACAATCTTTTACTGCTTTGAATGATTCATCAATAGATTTAACCTCTACACTAAGCAAAGCAAGAGCAACTACTTTAGTAGCAAAAAACTCAATACTTATTACTGTGCTTAATAGTTCGCTTATGATAAAATAATCTGACATATATACGAGCATAATCGCAGCAACGTAGCTTATCAATTTAGGTACGAATCCAAACCTTGCTTTTTTGCTTGTTATTTTCTCTTTAAGTTTTGCTGCTTTCCATAAACCCACAATAGTATCTAAAATAGTAGATAATGCAACTAACATTATGATTCCTGAAATTGGACTAAAAAAGACCATTAGCACCTTTAGAAAAGTTGCTGCATAATAGATAATTAAGTCTTTCATTTTTTGCACTTTTTAAGGTAATTTTTCAACTTAATTATATTCTTCTCTTTTGGAGTATATTGTTTCTTCATATTATGTAATATCTCTTCTTTCGTAACCGTCTACTAAATCACTTTCGTATTTATCTAACACCCACCCACAAGTAAACGCATTGTCTGATGGATCCATATCTTCAGATGTGTTATTATTGTATTCAGGAAACAAACTTGAATTGTTACAGATATAAGCTATAAATCTATCCGTATAATGCTGTGCAATTTGTCGCTCTTTCTCAACTAAATAATCTACTTCGTTTTTATCTACAGTTTCTGCGTTCTCTGAACTCTTTTTGTAAATACCTGAATTAGCAATATTGTAAGCTGCGAAAGGTAAGTATTCAACCATAGAGAAATGGATTAACATTTTCTTTAAATGATTGTTTACTAAGTCTAAATAGTTTCCTGCTAAAGTTCCTGCTGTTATATCTGCTAAAATCTTGTCTAAAAGATTAGTTCCTGTAAAGTTCTGAATGTGGATATCTTGAGCAATCAATGCAAACTGCACAAATTTATCTACATCAGTATTCCCATTCAACGCTGTGAATCTTGGAATGTCCTCTGTTGTTATTAATAATGGATAACTCATTTTTTTATTTTATTTAACGTCTGATGGTAAATTAGGATTGTTTGGACTAAAGCCTTTCAATGGCATATCATTTGGCTTCATAGAAACCTCTTTTGAGTTTACAGGATTGTAACCGAACTTTCTTGCTTTACCTGTGCTTACAGTTGTAGCATTTGGACTCTTTACATCAATGCTTTTAGTAGCACTAACGAATGTTAATCTTTGCCATTTATGGTGGCAGCGTGGCCCTCCTTTATACTTAAATATAGAATATCTATCTGCTCCATTTTCTCCAAAACCTGCATTAACTACTTGTTGGCCCATTGCTTCTAAATCCTCTTTACGATAGATTTTATTTGCAGACATCATAGCCTTGCAAAATCCACGCTCAGGCATATTTCCAACATACTTATATCTTACTTTAAAAAAGAAACCTTGCACTTCTTTATCTTGTGAACTTTTAGAGTTCCCTCTTGCTGTTCCTGTAGAAACAAACTCCCATAATTTAGATAAAGTAGTCTTATTTTCTTCTTGTAGTTCAGCTTCCCATTCGTTAACCTGTAAATCTAAATCTTCTTCTTCTTCGTAGTCAACTTCTCGCTCATCTATAAGCACCCATTCATCAGATTCATCTTCTCCAAATTGTGCTATAATCTCATCCATTTGATTAGATAGCTTCAATTCTGTTTCTTCTTTTATCTGTTGATTTTCTTCGATAGAATCCATTAGGTTTAACCTTCTAAAGTACAAGTCTAAAGATGCTCCGTTAAAAGCTAAATACTCGTCTATCTTTTCAAGCATTGCATCCTGAAAAGCTACGATACTTTGATTGTAAAATACCTTTGTTGCCATTTCTATCTCGTCAGCGTTAGAACTAAACCCACTATTTTCTGTAGTTACTCCTACAATCATAGGAGAAATTACTGTATGTGCGTTTAAAATCTTTGCTTGTGCTTCTGTAGATAAATAAGAATAATGTTCAGGAGCATCTGATAAAGCTATATCTTCTATTGTTGCTTTGCTTTCTGCATTGTCATTAAATGATACAATTATCTTATCTCCTTTTGCTCCTGTAAGCTGACCTTTTACTTGTCTGCTTATATCTCTTTGTGCTTCCTCACTCGGAACACCATTAGAAAAGTTAATTAACTTCGTAGAACTAAATCCGTTCTGCACATCGTTAATCTGAAAATCTGCGATTTCTTCTTCTAAAACTGCGTAAGGAATACCACCTAAATAATCTACATCTGTATAGTATTTCATATCGATAGACTCAAACTTTACGCAGTCTATTTCGATTCCATCTTTAGAAGTTCCGTAAGCTGAATATCTTACAGGAGGATTTCTTTTAATATCTTCCCAATTATCAGAATAGAAATAAGAATCTATTTCTCCATCTGCGTTACATTTACCTACACGAATTAAACGAGTAGGAATATAATCAACCTTTACGATTTTAGTATGTTGCTTATTGTAAATTACTTGAAAATAACCTGCTCCCAACATTTTAAAGTTTAACGCCACCCCTCGCAATGCTTTAGGAGTAAACATCGTTTTCATCATTGCGTATTCGTTAGGCTTTTTAGATGCATCTAAAGCGTGTAATCCACGACCATAGATTAGTTTAGCAATGTTGTTTATAACAGCGTTATTTGTTGTACTGTTTTTGTAGCGACCTATTAACCAATCGTAATAGTCATTACGTTCTCCGTAAGCAACCCATTCTTTATTCGTTGATTCTACTACCTGTGGCTTTTCGTATGTAGCCAAATTTAATATATGTACGTTATTATCCATTATACTATTATAAAGTCATTATTCGATACAGTTTCTGTATATATGTTTGTATTTATTGAGAAGTCTGCAACTGCTTGATTTGTGCAGAAGATTCTACCCTTGTAAACTATGTTAGTTTCATTCATTACGCTGAACGTATATTGCTGTCCTTGCTTTAGTGTAAAGATACCTGATACAACCATATAGTATAAATCGTATGTTGGAGTAAAAGCGACTGT